GATGGTTCTAACCATTCCATTAAAATCGTTTTCATTTCTTCGAACTCGTACTTCTTATAATGAGTAAGTACGTCTGGTTGTTCACTAATCCAAGCTTTGATTTGCTCATTATCGTCTGATAATGCTGACGTTTTAGGTTTAATACGAACTGAAGACTTATTGTACTTAGTACCTGTAACATCAGGACCTACAGTGTCGATAGTCATATCACGACCATCCATTACATCTGTGTAGTCTCCGATATCTTCATCTTCAGCGATACCTAATAACTCGAGATACATTTCTCTACCAAATTCCCACAAACGAACACCTTTGTCTTCTTCACCTCTCACGATAACAGGAGCAAAAATTCTCATCTTTGGACTAATTTTCTTAGCCAAAGTCCAGTTTTCTTTGTCGCTTGTTTTCTTTAACTGAGCTGCGAATTCAACGATTGGATCTTTCTCGTTAAAGTTAGTTAATGCTAGCATGGTTTTGTTTCCAACACCATAATGAAACATTACTTCTCTAAACGGATTTTGTTTGTTGAATCTAGATGGAACGATTCGAATCACTTGTTTGCCAACTGCTGGCTTCCAGAATGTTTTGGAGCGATCTTCCTTAGAAGCGCCACCTTTCTTGTTTTGCAACGATTGTAATCGGTTGCGGATAGCATTTAAGTCCATTTTATAACTGTTTTTATATAACTGAAATTAAGTAAATGATCTTGGAAGGCCAAACCTATATTGTATAATCTGCAAGATTTGGTACTGCTGTTAATTCTGATCCGTCATTACTAAATTGGATTAGTGATTCTCCTTCTGAATTATCTGGAGCAGCATATATTGTGATTGTTTGATTTGATGGGTTTACATCTATTCTACCACAATTTGTATCATCAAAGTCTGAGTGTACTACGTATATTCCTTTGTATTTATTAAAGAATTCATTTATTGTGTTTGGATTATTTTCTTCCTCATCCCATTTATCTTTATCTAAAGTAGTAGACATTAAATTCTTTTTTACTTGATTAAAAGGGCCAATCCACTTTATCTGTTCACCATTTATGATAGCACCTTCTATAGCATTAAATCCATTATAATAATAATAATAATTAACTCCATATCCGGTTGAACCTAATAATCCTTCACCAAAATCATATATTCCTAGTTTTTCAATTTCATCCATCACATCATCACCATATTCAATAACCTTAGCTTTATAAGGACTATTAATTTTGTATTCATTAAGTAAATCCATTAACTTGATCATGACTATGACAAATAAATGATGTTATTAATTTTGGTTTCTAGTTTACGCAACCCAGTTTCCTGAGTAAGTAATATTGTGTTTCTGTAATCTTCCCATGTAATTTTGTAATTGGGATCGGCGATACCGTTGTTTAATTCTCTAATTAAAGTATTCAGAGCGTTAATGGTATATAATGTATTTGACTCTTTCTTGCGATGTAACAATATAGTATTGGGAATAATAGCTGTATTCATATTCACTAAATCCACATTGTATGTGCATATAAGTTCATCACTATCCTTTGATTCAAGGATAAAGATCTTATTATACATGATGGAGTAGTAACCTCTAATTGTGTTAGTGGTAGTTTCTAAATCCTCGCGTTTAGTGAATGTGCAGAAAAGCTTATTAGCCAAGTCCGTAAAATTTATTGTTTCTAAGTCTACCATAAATATGTGTACTATTTTGTAAAAGCATAGTCCGTGCCCCGTTTAGCGCGAACCATGTATTCGTTGTTTTCTAATATGTTTTTTATGTCTTTAACACATTTAACCCCGTCGGCCTTAGATACATCGAATAGGAACGCATCATATGTGTATAACGCAAGTTTAGTGGCTTTATGCGCCAAATATGTGTGTAATTTAGCGATTGTTAGCGTATTATTATATGTTTCCCAGCTCTGGATAATATAATTAAATAATTTGTTAGGTGTCGGGTTGTCTATGTTATGTACTTGTCTTCCTGTAGCAAGTGTTATGTATTGTTTCTCATTGTATTCTTCCCATAACTTAGTTATGTACTCATTTACTTTGGCAAAAAACAGTTTATCTAGATGTTCTTTACGAATACCACCATATAGATTTTGGAACATTAATTCTTTAGGTATCTCATCATATGGATTACCTTTAAATTTATGTCCAACTAATTTAGCAATGATACATGGATGATAAGCACTATAATCAAACTCAACAAATATATCGTTTTGTGGTATGAATGCTTTTTTAGCTTCATGTGTTAAAGCGGCGAAATTTACGCCATTAAAGGCGTTTGACGGGCGGCTAGTTGTGTTATATAAATTGTATCGGGTATATATAGTACCGCCGTTAACTGAGTGTTTAACGTTAGATAACTCGACATTTTTGTGCATATCATGTAATATAATACCTAATCCTGCTTTTTCGATTTGATAGAACGCGTCAGTGAACTCATCATTGTAGAAATTGACTTTATCCATCCAGAGATAGCTAGAGACATTGTTAAATGTTTTCTCTTGTTTCTCGTAATGCTTAGATATAGGAATAATAGTGCTAAGTATATCAAGGGAGGAATGTTGATCAGCAAAATTATCATGAACATTAGTGCTACATACACTAAAATCAAAAATACTGTTATCAATAGCACCCCTAATAAACCCAATGTCAATAAGATTGAGATTAGATGGTAAAAAATACTTGTGAAACTTTTTATCATAGACATATATGTTTTTATGTTTGCTTAAAAATAAAATAATATCATCTAGTTTTAAATTGAATGTCTCACTATGACTAATGGGTAATATAAAACCCTTAGTATCTTTACGTCTGTAATAAATAAAACAAGGTGAAGTTAATGCAGGATGGTATAAAGGATTTAGTGTGACTAAATTAATGTAACAGTCCTCATCGCGGTTAGATAGAACATCTAACTGTTCTTGTGTCTCAACTAAGAAATGCATATAACCTTTATTTCAATAAAGATAGTGAGAATATCTTAATTAACCAAAAAATCTGTTGGTATAGCGTATTGGGCTAAATCTTGTAAGTATGCTCTAAGGCCTCTAAATTCTTTATTGGCTTTATCTAATATTCTAGCGTTAGTGTTTACAATACCTGGTGTTGTAATTTCTGTGTTAGGATCTTTAACATCAAATAATGGTCCTGATATAGCCCAATATATTGTTATGGTTTCCCATAAGTAGAAATTATAAGATGAAGATTGGTTAGTTATGTCTTCATAAGTAGTTTTAGATATTTCTATTATACTTTCAGAACCACCATTTCGTTTTTTAGTAAAGTATCTAATAAATGATCCTACTTGATAATCAGTGGGTGATGGTGTTGGGAAAAATAATTCAGGTACTTGAGTAGCATTTAAAGCTGCTACTTCAGGTGATGTGGTGTTTGCTATTATTTTTCTATATTCATCATTTAGTGATGAACTTACTAATGTCTTAGGTGGGTTTTTCTTTAATGTTAAGGGTCTAACATTTAAATCATACTGGTTAATACCAGTAAAGTATTCTTCTTCAAAAGTAATCCAATAACTACCAATATAATCCTCTTTAGTTTCAGTCAATACAAATTCACCACCGTTGGTGTATTGATTCTGAACAATTCTAGATTTGGGATAATACTCTTGCATGTTATTTAGTTTGAGTAGAATTAATCATACCAGCTCTAATTTTAGTAGTCCAGGTGTTATTTTCAATACTATGTTCTAACCCATAAACTACAAAAGCAACCTTATACTGGCCTGAATCTTTTACTCCTACACTATAAGCTCTAGGTAATAAAGCATCTGGTATAGTAAATACTTGTAGTTTAGATATACCACTAACTCCCTCCATATTAACATTAAAGTCAACAGGTATAATAGGTAATCCTCTAGTTACTTTATTATTTGCTTTTAATTTGTTACAACGGTCATTATACACAATTTTAACTGAGTCAACATTAGCTTTACTAATAGTATCTTTAGCATATATTTGATATATATGTTCTCGTATAGAATCTAATTTTGGAGCGTCATTCTCAGGAGTGGATTCTACTTTATAGTTACCAACACCTTCTTCTTTTAATATTCTATCATATGCTCCTCTATCTTTAGCTATTTTAGAGAAGCCAGTACCATCAATACCTGATCCTTCTCCACTAGTACTATTAGATATAGCAATTGTGGTGGTTATATTATTAGATATTTTGGATTGGAATGAATAATCTCGATATAATGATTTGGTGCCAAATAAATTTAATACTGTTGGATCATCTTGTTTTTCTCCTGGTATTAGTTGATCATCATATATTCTAATAACATTAGCCTCATCATCAAAACCTACTCTAAATAGGTTAACACGACCTAAAGCCTCACTTATACCTGATAATAGATTTTCTAGATATGGTAATAAAGGTACTTCACTATTTTTATCGTTAATAAATGAATTAAAAAGTTCTGTAGCATAATCAACATGAACTAATATTTTCATTAAATATCCTTTATTAGCATTACTTGGTGTTTTAAATCCTAAACCCTTACTAATAAGGTGATCAGATAATTTATTATTTTCTTTTGTTATAAAGTCTCCAGGTACATTTTTAATTAATTCTTCCTTAGTAGTGTCAAAATTACCAGGCTCATATGGTATAAGACATACTAATGGATTTATTGATACTTGATATGGAGTAGTGAAACAAAAATTAGTTTCAGGATTAAAATCAATTGATATATATGGTTTTTGTTCTCCACTTTTTCCTTCATATAACATAGAATTATTAACTAATAAAGCTAATAAATGACCTAAAGTAAGATAAGTAGAAATTGTATTAGTATCACTTGGAGAAGCATCACCTTGAGCTGTAATTTCACTTACATTCACTAAGTATGGTACTGTTACTCGTTTAAATATTGTACTTGACACAGTAGGTACTTTATCTGCTTCTACCCTTCCCGCCATTAAATCAGCATTGAATCCTTTAGCTCCATATACAACATCTAAACCGCCTGATGTTTTAGCTATAGGTCCTTTATCAAAGTATCTACTTAATATTCCAGCACTAAATAAAGTCTGTGTTATGATTGGAGTATTTGTTGTTTGGTATACTTTTATACTTTTAGGATTGCCTGGAAAATCTTTAATAGAACTTTGCTTGTAAGTATCTATAGCTTCAGTATATAAAGATGATATTTGATTAGGATTAAGTTCAACTTTTTTAAATTCAATTCCTTGCCCTGGAGTTATAGCGGCGTTGGCATCTGTTAAAAATGGTATTAATGTACTTGTAGTTTTACCATTGGTAACATTTATTTTTAATGATTCAATAACATCACCTAAACCTAATAATTTAATAGTACAATCATATGTTCCATCTGAGTTGGCTGTCCAATCAAAGTTAGATATTTTACCAAACAAACCATCATAATTACCACATGATACTTCACGTTGTTTAGCCATAGCCTTTAATATACCCTCTTTACTCTTAATATCATAAAACGGTATGATAGAGGTTTTGGTTTCTAATGAACCATCATTTTTTAAGTATGGTGTATGTCCCCATTCTAAAACAGCAGACATACCTAATTTCATATATAAAGTATCAATTATTTCAAGTTGAAATAAGTTAAATACCTTAACTCGAATAGTTGCTTCTCTCAAAGCACCATTCTCAGTTTTGAATACTAAATTCATTGATTGAATACCAGGTAAAGGTCTAAATCCTTGTTCATCAAGACCACCCATACCATAAGAACCCTCAAATGAATTACCTTTTGAATCTAAGAAACCAGAACGTAAATTTGATTTACCGTTTGGATTAGCAGAAGAATTACTATAAGAAACACCACCATTTAAAACATAATACTTAGATAAATCTTTTTCTGTTGAATTACTAAATGGTGCTTTACTAGTGAAATAATTGTATAAGTCAGTATCTTTCTGTAATTGAACACTAGAGCGTAATGTTACCCATCCTGTCTTGTTAGACAAGTACATTAAATCTTGATAGTCAGTGAAGTTATCTCCACTGTTTATTCTATTTAGTTGTTTTAAGGTATTTTCTCTTGCTTTTAACTGTTGTCTAACATAGTTAGGAAACGATTGTCCGATTACATTATTCATAACTCCGATTTGGTTTATCTGTTATCATTAAATAACCTAACATTATTAATAATATCAGGTACATTAACAGGAATACGAAGTGTCATACCAAGTGGAGGTACTAAACTATCAGGTTGCATATCATTTGCTGATGCTATTATCCACCATAAAGTAGAGTCACCATAAAAATCAAAAGCAAGCAAATCTAATCTATCACCTATAGTAGTAATAATATATATATCTTCATTAGTTGGAAGTATATCAGGGTAGATAGTAGTGGCGTAGAATCTTTTATCTTCTTCGTCTCTTATTATCGGGGTATAGTCGTATCTACTCATTTATTAAGTATATTGTTGTAACGTTTGACCAAATTGATTCAATTGCTTAGTATTGTAAAACTGACTACCTGGTCTATTTGCTATTAACGGTACTAAAGCTCCTTTACGAGGCAAAATATTCATTACAGGAGTGAATTGACAAGACACATTAATTACTTGTGGCAATTCCATCATTGTTGGATCATTAGTATTATCTTCATTTGGATTATATGCTATTTCCCAAGGTGTATCATCATTTACTGTTACATTTAATGATGTTAAAAATCCTGGTGTTCTGTATAAGTAATCACCTAATGTAAGTAATAAGAAATTACCTCTCATATATCCATTAGCGTTGTAATCAGGATATAAATTACTAATAAGGAAATTCAATTTTTGATATAATGGAATCATTTCATCTTTAGACTGAGGAGCAATAGCAAAGTTAAAACTAACTTGTCTATTGAATCCTTGGTATGTATAGAAGTTTTCACCTCTACCAGCAAATTTATGAGCCGTCCAATCTGCATTATGGTTATCGTTCAGACCAGTTAAGAATGCTCTAAAGTGCATTCTAGTGGTTTGAGATGGATTATTATTTGAAACCGCTTCAAATCTAAACTTAATCAAGTCACGTGAACCTTTAGTACGTTCAGGAGCTGATATAGCAGGTAAAGAATGAAGTGGTAAGAAGTTTACTTGGTCAACAGTAGATGGGTCATTAGCACCTTTGCCATTTTCACCTAATGTTGTGCTTATTTTATAGTATGGATCAGTTCTATTTCTACCTACTAAACCAGGATTACCAATACCAACTCTTGTTGTTATGTTAACTAGACCTGATTTATTGTTGTAGTCTTTAGTTACATTAGGTAAATATCCTTTACCAATATTTCCATCAATTAATTGTTTTCTAAAATCAGTTGGATCAATAGTATTACGAACTTTTTGTTCCATTAACATTTGATATGGCATAGCATACCCTAAGAATGTTTGTGGGCTAGTAATAGTATTATTCTTGTAATCACTTAATTCTCTATTTAAGTAAACATCTTTATTTGGTGAGAATGGTTCTGTAGGAGAATAGTTAGCGAATGTTATTTGTTCGTTTACATTGCTTACTCTCTTATATTCAGTATATGCTCCATTAACACTAGGTAAACCAGTTGCTGTCTGGAATATTGCTCGTTTATTATTAAACAATAATGGAGTACCATCACCATTAGGACCACGTTTAATTAACATGGTATCTCCTAAATCAGTATAACCAAACTCACTTTGAGAACGAGGACTAGTTGTGTTATCAAATCGTGGGATTTGAGTTTGACCTAAACCATATAATGATCCTGGTCCTCCGTCATATTGAAATAAGAAATTATCATCTAGTACACTAATACCTAACTTAACAGCATTAGGATTTTGTTTATATGTTTCACTAGCGGCTACTAAAAAAGCTCTAATACTACCTGCTGATCTAATGCTAGCAATAGTACTAGCAATAGTTTTAGAGTTAAGTGGTCCCCTATTTTTAATTTTAGTGTCGTATAAAGCAACTAAACGATTTACTGCTGAGTTGTTGTCAATATTTTGGCTACCTACTTTTTCGGCGTATTTAACTCCTAATTGTAAACCAACTCCTGGTCGGTCCCAATGGATACCAAAAGGTTGATCAAATACTTGAGCTAATGTGTTTTGGCCATTATTGTAAAATCTTGTATTTTCTACAACACCACCAGCCATACCTGTTTCAATCTTAGGATTGGAATACTGTAAGCCAAATTGACTAATAAGGAATAAACTACCATTATTAGTCTTTAAAAATTTACTTATACGATCACTGTCTATATATGCTCTTTCAGCAGTTATTCCTCCTCCTCTAATAAGGAAGTCAGGTCCTACACTTAGTCTACTAAGGGTATCAGATACAGGAGAATCAAGAGGTATTTGAACAAAGGGCTGTCCACTATCGCCACCACCTTTCTGGTCTTGGCCATAACGTAAACTTTTTAAGTTTGTTTTTAAGTCTATTAGTGACATCCATTTATTTGGTTTACTTTGGTAAGTTGTCTGTGTACTTTGTAGGAGTAGCTCCATTTAAATCAAGTTGTGATGGAGAAGCAAATCCAGTGAATCCACCATATCCATATTTTCTACCCAAAATTAAATCTTGTGAACTATCCAATAATTGACCAGATTTGACTAAAGCTTGAAGATTAGAAAATGGATCAACTATTGATGTAGGTTTTTGATTATCACCTAATTTTAAGCCAAATTGTGATGCTTGTGCTTGTGGTTTAATTGCCATGTTTGTGTTGTTTTATATAAATATTATATTATTTTATTCCTGAATATTGTGTATTCATTCTGCTTAATACCTTACGTGTAACTACATCACCGTCTAATATCATACCACCGTTATCTTGTACAGCAGTTACTACCATTTGACCTGATGTTTTAGTTGCTTTGATTAATTCATCAAATTTAATACTTAATGCGGAGATAGCGTTTGCTAATGGGTCGATCAATTTTTCAACAGGTGATACAATTTCCGCTTTACCACCTTCAGCTACACGTATTTTTCTACCACCTGGTGTGGCCGGGAATACACCTCCTTCAGCGTATCCAGGAAGTGTTTCAGATGCAGATTTAGGTACAATTAATTCACCAACTCCTTGAGTAAATGAAGGGAAATTATCTGCTAATTTTTTAGACAACCAATCTCCACCAAAACTTCCTACAAGTGTTCCTATTGGACCACCTAATGCTGTACCTATAACACCACCTAATGTACTACCTATAGAACCTAAAGCTATTTTACCTACTCTTTGTGATAATTCTGCTTTAGATAATGGTTTACCCTCTTCATCTGTTGGATTTTTTAATAAATCTCTAATATCAGATATAGCGAATACAGTAGATAATATAGTATTTAATACTGATCCTTTTATAGCTTTGCCTAATACACCCTTAATACCACCTGATGCTTTAATAGAATTTGTTAAAGTTTTTAGTATATTAGAGGGTTTTAATGCGTTTACTCCTGTTTTAAAGGCACCTGTTATTTTGCTAAAAAAACCACCACTTGCATTAGCTGCAGGAGCGGCTGCTGCTGCTTCAGGAGCGATAGATGCGGCTGCTGGTGCTGGAGCAAATCTACCAGCTCCTGGTTGTCCTTTAGGTATTCTATATCCTGTAGGAGAGGTTTTTGAAACTATTGCTCCTGGAGCAGCTGCTGCGGCTGCTGTTGCGGCTGTAGCTGCTGCTGTTGTTGCTTTAGCAGCAGTTGCAGTTTTACCTGTTAATCCAAGACTACTACCTAATGATTTAAGTCCTCCAACTATTGTTGCATATATTGGATTAAATGGTGAAGCACCACGTGTAAAGAATTTAAATAAACTACTTAATCCTTTAAGACCTACTATTATTGCTCCTATAGATGCTATTTTACCAATAGCTGATTTCATATCTTCTGATAGGCCAAGTCCTGATTTAAGATTTTTAGCTTTATTATTTACATCATCTATTTTTTTACCCATCTCATCAGCCTCTTTAGTACCTCTACTAAAGAAACCAATAACATTAGATATACCATCTGCTATATCCATTACAAAGTCAGCTGCTTTAGATAATGGAATAAGTAACTTCTCAGCCAATGCTAAGAACTTATCTGTTAATGCGTTTATTTTTTCTTGTCTAGATGCTGTAGCGAATTGTTGAGTTAATGAGTTATTACCTAATATTTGTAATGCTTCTTGAGTACCAACTTCTTTTTCTAATGTTTTAAATCTCTTTTGAGCATCTTCAACACTACTTTCTCCTAATGCTTTTAATGCATCTTGTGTTTCAAGTGTTTTAGCCAATTCATCCCTACTTAAACCAAATGCTTTAGCTAATGAATTTTGCTGAATAACATTCATGTTTTGGAAATCAGCAGATGTACCTAATTGACGAGATAATTCTTTAGCTAATTCAACACTGTTACCTTGTAAAGCAAACGCTCTAGCTCTTTCTAGATTTAAGTCTTTATTTGTTAATAATTCAGCTTCAAACTCACTACTGATTGATTCTTCAAAGTTTAATAATGAGTCAGCTATCTTATTTAGATCATCTAATTCAAAGCCTAATGATTTTGCTTTAGTTATTGCTCCCGCTATACCATCAGGAAACTTAGCTAATGTTAAACGAGTAGCTGCTGTACTTTTACCTATAGCCTCCATTACTGAACGTAATGAAATAGAACTTTTATTTTGTAGGTTGAGTTTTACGTTAGTAATAGCAGCCTCTTGAGATATTTTTCCTACTGGTTTACCTGTGGATGATGATATCCTAAAAAGTGCTTCAGCTGCTTCTTTTGAAAATTTACCTTGCTCAACCATTTTGGTCATGTAAGCAAGATTAACAGCTAATGTGTCTCCTATTTTAGTGTTAGGAGCAATTCCTAAACTAACAGATGAAGCAACATCACCAAATACTTTAGCGATTTTTCCTCCAGTAAGAAATAACTCACCAGATACATTACCAATACTATTAAGTTGTTGTCTTAAATCAAAAGCATTGTCACGAGATGTACCTAATGCTCTAGCAAATTCAGAAGCGTCTTTATCTAATTCTTTAAATCGGTTTACTAAACCAACTACTATAGCAGTTAATCCACCAACAACAAGATCTGTTAAACTAAATGATTTAAGTATATTAGAACCTAATTCTTTAATTAAGGTTCCAGCTATAGAAAAACTATTAGCTGTTTCTTTATTATTTTTAACAAATTCTTTTGTTTTAGTAATAGCTTCATCAATACCAAGAGCATCAGCTAATCTACCAAAACCAGCTTTAGTTAAACCTTTACCAACACCTTCAATTGTAGCTCCAAATACACCTACTCTTTTATTAATACTATCAAATTCAGTTTTAACTTTATTTAAAGCATCTAGTATAAATTTAATTTCACCTTCATTTTTATTTAAAGCACTATTAATATTATCAAGATAATTATTAACAACTATTAATTGTTTCTTTTCATTATCTCTAGCTTTTGTTTCAACTTTAAGTTTTTCAGCAAAATTCGCTTTAGCTTCTGGGCCAAATGCACTTGATGATAATTTATTTTCTAAATCTTGTATTTTAAGATCTCGAACTTGTTTAGCTGTCTCAAGATTGCTCTTTTCTTGATTTAAAAGTTTTTGTGATATTGTTAATCTATCTTTCTCACCAGTGATAGATTGTTTTAAATTAGAGAATGTTTTTTTCTTGACATCACTACTAGTAATATCAAGACTAAGAATTTTACTAGATATACTATATAAATTTTCAAATCCTTTTTTAGCATTTCTAGTTTCAAGGTTAGTTTTACTAATTTCAGATACTATGCCGGAAAGTGAATTAATAGTAAATTCTAATGATCCATTAATTTCATTAAATTCTTTTTGTAATAAAGCAGCAAAATTTTTAGCATCTTTAATATTTTTAGAATAAGCTTCCAGTAAAGATATGTCAATATCTTCATTGTTTATTTTACGATACAATTCTTGGATACGTTTGAGTACCTGTTCTCGTTCTTTTAAATCATCAGTTTCCGGGGATGTCGCCATGTTAATGTGTTACCTAAATAAATATAAACGTATACTACTTTTTAAACGGCTTAGATTCTGCTTGCGTTGATGGTGATTGTTGCGGTAGTACGCCAGGTTTAGCGATTTTTTGCGTGGTTATATCGGTCTTATTTGTCAGCACGTTCTCAGTTTTATCACGTTCTTCATTTATTTTTTCAAAATGCTCGTTAATAAAGTTAAACGTGGTTTTACGCAGCCATGTTGGCATGTTGTATATAGTATGCCAATCATATCCACCACCACCATGGAATACTATTTCATGTATTTCTCGGAATATTTGTAGTCTAATACTAGGCGTCAGGCCAAAAAAAGCTAACACCTACTGGTATCGTTACGCCCTCCTCAACGCGACCATTACCTTCATAGGTAAATTCAAGTTTAACATCTGGCATTACATCACCAACATGTTTTTTAAATGCTCTTGAATCACGAGCGATAAATTGATTATCGATAAAATCTTTAATAACGTTTCTGTCTCTATCACCATTAACTGATGTGATCATGTATTTAAGACGAGTTGTATTGTCAAATGAACCTTGTGGTGTTAATTTTCTTAACGCCTCTAATTCACGATCAATATCTTGTTCGTCTTTATGAGTTAACAATTTAAATGTTACTTCATTATTTGTATGTGGTAATTTGAATTTGAATTCATTAGTGTTAGGCGCAAGTAAATGAGACTCATCAAATTTCTTTTCCTCCAACATTGATAAATCAACTGTTACTTCTTCTCCATTATAACTGAATGTATAATCAGCTCCGTAACCTAAAATACGAGCAGCAACTAATATAGCATTTTTATCACCTACTACTAAATCGTTGTAGTTAATTTTAGATATGATTAATGACTGAAGTAATTTGTCAATTACTGTACCATTATTGATGAAGTTTCTGTTTGTAAGAATATCTTCTTCTTTTGCGGTCATGTACTTCATTTCAATAACGCCGCTTGATAATGGGTTTTCTTTAGAGTAAACTAAACCTCTAGAAGGTAATTCGATTTGTTCCGTTGGAATGTTTGACTTAGATGCAACTTGTGTTTGATCCATAACAATATTAATATTTTGTATATATAAATATAAGCAAAAAGAAGGCATTTACCAAAGAGGTAAACGCCAACTTTATATAATTTGTGTATATCTTAGAAGTTCAAGATACAGTAATCCATTGCAACAGTTACGTTCAATGTGATAGCTGCGTCAGCACTCCAATCATAATCACCTGCTGTGAATGACTTAACATAAGCACCTTTAACAATCCACTCACCAACGATATCGCCTACTGGACCTAAGATATCTAAAGTTAAATCCTTCTTATAGAAGTCAGAATAACCATCTCTACCAGTTACAGATTCGTGTGATAAACGTACCCATTCCATTACTGCTTGCGCACCAGATGGAGTGATTGGATCGTATAATTCTAGTGTCATATCCTGCCACTCAGCTTTTCCTTTTAACTTACGGTAAACGTTGATATGATCAAGTTTAATTTCTGTAAAGTTAACTGATGGAGCTGATGCTTTCTTAATTAAGTATGATGGAACGCCATCTATGTACATGATAAAGCGATTCTGAACTTTAGGCTCATACGCTGTAAACATTATTTCATTCGGGTTTAATACTGCCATGTCTTGTTGTGTTTAATATAAATATATTAAATATTTATTTGTTATTCGTTTTCTATTCCTTTAGCTTTACGAAAGGATGTACCTAAACTAGCTAACTTATTGTATAAATCAGGATTTTTTGCTTTGATTTTATCTTGCCATTTAGCAATTGCAACACCTGTACCAGCGATTCCACCGATACCAGCTAATACTCCTAAAATATCTGCTACAGCAGATGGGTCAAATGCTTCGTCCATGTTTGTGTCAGACATTTCTTCCATGTCTTTTGCACCATACATTTCTTCAACTTTTTGCTTTTTACCTTTTTTGCCTTTAAGCATAGCGATTTTATCGTCTACTTTGGCTTTTAGTTCTTCTAATTGCTTAAGTTGTTTTTCTTTCTTAGCATTTGCAACCGCTTCCTTAGCTTCTTCAACAGCTTTTTTAGCTTTTTCTTCTAAAGATTCAGCTAATCTAGTAGGAACTTTGATTCTTATTTTCATTTATAGTGTTTTTTTACTTATTATGCTGGGAACGAAGCACCAGTTGGAGTGATGTTGAAGTCGATTAATATGAATTCAGCAGTCTTAGTTGGTTGTAAA